GGACAAGTATACAATACAACTGCTGCTGTTGTATTTGGATCATAGAATGCGTTTTTATAAATATTTGCCATTGTATTATTGTGTTAAATCATAAAAAGTTAAAAGTCCAATTCCACCACCTGTACTAGTAAGTGTTCTAGCACAAAGTGAGTAAACATCACTAGCTCCTGCAAGAGAAGCACCTAGTTGTAAATCAAAATTAAAAGAAGCATTAGCTCCAGATAAAGCAGATCTTCCAGATTTAGAAGTTAAAAATTCACTATATACTAAGGTACCACCAGTTATAGCTGATGCTGCAATATCAAATTCTACATTTGCATCTGATGCAACAGCTGAATAAGAAGCACTTGTTAATGTACCATTTTTAAATAAACCTATTTGATAGTTGTCTGTAGTTGTTGGTAAAAAGTTTACGTTATAAGGAATAACCACAGCTCCTAATGCAGTTGATGCAAGTCTAATAGAAACAAGTGGTTTATAAGTTGTAGTTATATAAGAACCTGTTGTAGCAGATGTCATTGTAGCAACATGTTCAATAGATGTTTGTTCATAACCACCTTCTGATAGTACAGTTGAACAAATTTGTTTTAAATAAGAAGCTGATGCAGTTGCTGCAGTATTTGTTATTTCATATCTTACAGGTAATATTGCTGTTGTCATATAAACAGAAGTTCCAGTAACATTTGCAGTTTGATAAGTATGACAAACTATGTATTGACCATTAATAATAAAACCACATCTAACATTACCAACGCCTAACCATTCAAAATCCATCCATAAAATTTGAGGTTTAGTTAAATCTAATGTTAAACCACTTGCACCTGTTCCATCTAATTTATCACCATTCCAAGCAGATTGTTCAACTCTTCTTGTTGTATTATCTACAGAACCACCAACATAAGTTCTCATTACAAATGCTTTGGTTGTATTATTTAATTCAAAATAAATTCCATTTTGAGTTCCAAAATAACCAACCCTCTGTCTTAAATTTGTTTTAGCTTCATTCATTACAAAAGTTGCAAGAACTAATAAACCTTTACCTGGTTGATATGGAAACGATCTAAATGTTTGTCTAACAACTTCAGCACCAGATGCAGTTGTTACGTCCATTCTAACAGATGATTCATTTGGTAAATATGTTGTAGATCCCCCTGTTACAGTAGAAGTGTCAAATTGATTGTCTATTGCATATCTATTTTGAGAGTCAAATAACGTATAAGGTTGAGATACTCTTAATCTACCAAAAGCGTCATAAGCTGTTGAACCATTTCCACCCCCAATAACAATTGGAGTAACATTTACATTAGAACAACAGCTCATGGTTTAATTTATTTATTTTTTTTAAATCCCATTTTCATAAATCTATATGCTTTTGAAGAGATAGTAGATTTAGATTTTGGTCTTGATATGCCAAGTCTTTTACGTCTATTTATGTTAGCGTATAAACCTTGTTTTTTTTCCATTTTTATTTTTTGTTAAAAGTTTCTTCAACATCTTTATACCAATCTTTAAAGAATTTAAAGTAATCATTACAGAACTTTTCTGCTGATTCTTTATATTCAGAATAAGAAGGAACTTTAAAAGGATTAAAGTTGAACATAGTATTCTCCTTAGTTAGTTAGAAAATATATGTATGTTGCGTTGCAACAAATTACAATAGATTATTTTTTTAATTTACTTTTTATAAATTCAATAATTTTAGTTACTTCTGTGTTGTGTTTCCAACCTAAATAAACTCCAACTAATGTTCCTATTATAAATATTATCATTCAATTATATCCCAAGATAAAGTTTGTTCGTTCCAAGAATACTTATTGTCATCTATTCTTTAGGATATTTGGCTTTAACTGCTAGACAATCGTTAATATACTTTTGTATTTGAGCATCATCACCTTTAACAATACCATCTAGGTATTCTTTAAAGTCAGGATATTCTTTTGCTCTATTTGCTTTAACTAGGTTTAGTCTTTCAACTTCATTAGCTTGTGCTTCAAAAGCATCTAGTTGTGCTATTGTAGGTTTAGGAATATCAAGATTCCATTCAGCTATAAATACTCCTTTGCCATCTGAGTTGTCTTGTAATCTTACATCTTTAAGAAAATCTACTTCTTTGTTTGCGTATAGTTTTATTTTAGTTGATAACATTTATACTCCTATTAATTTGTAACCACCAAATTCAGATGATACTGTAGTACTTCCTTCAGCTACTGGAGCATTAGAATTAGAATTAACAAAAGGCTCAACATAATCTGTACTTCCATTAAATGTTATAATAGCACTAGTAATGTGTTGTGTAACTTGACCAGGATTTGAACCATAAGCATTATTTGTGCTTGTGGCATATTCAGAACCATTTTTATAAATCATACCAGCAGTATATGATGGATTTGTTCCTGCAAAATTCATTAATAATCTAAAATAAATAAAATATTTTCCTGCTGTTGTTGGAGTAAATCTATAAGTAGATGTGTTGTAACAATTATCTGTATCAATAATTTCATTTGATGCCTGATATTTTGTAGCTGTGCTTGTTGTAAAAGATTGACTTCCAGCAGTTCTATTAGCCATAAAAGCTGGAGTATTAGTTCCACCTACTGTTGAATATTGTAATGCTGTAGCACCTGAATTTACTACCAATGCCTGACCAGCAGTACCAAGTGCAGCTAAACCTGTACCACCATTAGCCACAGGTAAAGTACCAGTAACCTTAGTAGTTAAATCTATTGTTGATGCGGCAATCTTTGCGTTAGTTACTGTACCATCGCTAGGAGTACCTATTGCAAGTACATCACCTAATACTAAAATAAAATCTATTGAGTCAGAAGCAGTTAAAGCATCTGAGAATACTATTGTTGAACCTGATATTGTATAAGCTGAAGTTGGCGATTGAATAACTCCATTTAAAGATACAATACAATTGTTTGCAGTTTGTGGAAAGTATGCAACTCCACCATTTAATAAATTGAATGTAGTCGTAGCAGATGTAGTGATTGCATCTAGCTTTACAAAATTTCCTACAACTGGTTGTTTGCCTATGTATGCCATATTATCCTATGATACTCTTTATCTCAGCTTCAGTTAAACCTAAAGCAGATAATTTAGTTAATGCTGATTGTTTGTTAGCTAATATTTCTGCTTCTTTAGATTCTCTTGCAGACTTTTCTGCTTGAGCTTCAATAGCATCTTTTTCTTTTTGAACTATTTCTTCAGAAGTTAAATCTATTTCTATTCCATTAACAATTTTTTTCATATTATTTTTTTATTCCGTATAAACTAAATATTCCACCAGTAATATTTCCACCACCAGTATTAATAAATGTTACACCAGTTAAAGCAGATGTTCCTGTATTATAACCAAAACCTTTTTGTGAAATTAAATAAGGTGTAGCATTTTCACTTAAAAAACTTGATAACCAACTAAATGCTTTTGAAGAGTTTGCTTGAGTTGGATTTTGAAATACTAATTCAAAAATGTTTGTGTATTGTGATGATGTTTGGCTAGTACCCCATCCAGGAGTTAAATATATAGAAGAAACTGCACTTCCAGCTCTATTTGTTACACCACTAGAACTATCTTTTAATAAATAACCTTCACTAGCTGAATAATAATAAGTTGATGTAGTAACTGCAGCGTTACTTACATTCACTCTTACACCAAATGTAGCTGTTGAACTTAAAGCTAAATTGCTAATAAATATTTTGTAAGTATTATATGTGCTGTCATTAAAATATCCGTCAAATGCAACGCTAGAAACAGCACTTGAAACTGTTGTTGTTGCAAGTTTTACATAATCAGAAGATACAGCACCTGTAGCAAATTTAGCAGCTGTAATAGTACCATCAGCTATATCTGCAGCAACGATAGCTCCATCAGTTATTCCTAGTGATTGTATTTTTGTTAGTGGCATGTCTAAATTCCTCTTATAGTTTTATTAACAATCTTTACAAGGAATTTCAACATGAAGCATAAATGCAGCATACTATTTCCCCAGTATTGAGTTAATCTCAGCATCATTCAAACCTAATGCTTTAAGTTTGTTTAGTGCTGATTGTTTGTTTAATTTTTCTTGTTCAATTCTATTATCTTCTATTTCTTGTAATTCAATTTGTTTATTTATTATTGTTTGTTTATCAATAGGTTGTGTGTTGTTATGCCAAGAAATATTAAAATCATTTTCATTTTTAAAATCAATACTAAATTGTGAAGTTGGATTTAAACTTCTAATAGCTTTTGCCAATATTTGTAATTTCATAATTAACCTTTTATTTCTAAAACTGTTATATACATACTTCCATTGTTATTATTTATATAAGCACCACCAGTACCAGATGTTCTATAATATAAACTGTAAGTTAAAGCAGATGTAGAACTTGGACTATCTAAATAGTGAATTGTCGCTGGAACTGTTCCATCGTTTAAATCTAAAGTACATAGTCCATAAGTAGCATCTCCTAAATTTGTTGAATTTCTATAAAGTGTAAAGTTAGCATAACCAGTTCCATCACTTGCGTTATAAGCATTAAAACTACAAATAATTAATATTTTATTTGCTGTTGAAGTAGGAGTTACACTTACAGCAAAATTAGAAGATACTTGAGAAAATGATGTTGAATATGTATTTCCACCACCAGTATAAACATCAGTTGCAGATGAAACAATAGTTCCTGATGTTGATATAGCTGTCCAAGCACCATCACCTCTTAAATAATTAGATGAACTTGCAGTACCTGTTGTAGATAATTTTGATAATGCTATTGCGGCAGATGAATTAATATCAGCATTAACAATAGTTGCGTCTGTAATCTTTGCAGATGTTATAATACTATCAGCTATATCCGCAGAAGTTAAAGGTACTGCAGAAGGTTTATTTCCTGTGTAAGGCATTTATATCCTATTATGAAATTGCATCAACAGTTGAAACCCAAGTATCTAAAGATGAAGCTGTATCTGATACAACTTTTAAAATATCTCCAGACTGAACTACAACTTTAGCACCACCATCAAGAACTTGTAATGCTGAACCTGAAGGGATTGGTGCTGACTTGACTAAGTAAAAATCGTTAGTACCATCATTAATAAATACTGAAGCATTAACTGCAGAACCAGTTACATTTGCTACAGATATACCAACTATTGTATCGTTTGAATTTGCTGTAAATAAAGTAGCTGCTGATGTTCCAGTTAGTCTAGCTTTATATCTTGTGAAATCTTGTGCCATATTTATTTTCCTATATATTAATTTGTTTTATAAAGCAATACCTACAGCGCTATTGACATGGCAATAACGAACCCTGCACTTGGTTTGCTTGTTAATTGTGTTTGAATACTAGATGTTACACCATCTAAATAACCAAACTCCGTATTACTTACAACACCTGTTCCAATTTTAGTTGCAGCTATTGAATTAACTGCAAGTGATATTGTACCAGAAGAAGTTATTGGACTTCCTGTTACTGTAAATTCTGAAGATCCTGAATCAGCTACTGCTACAGATGTTACTGTACCACCTGAACTTGGGAATACTTGTGTATATGTAATTGCACTAGATCCAAGTGTAGCACTTGTGTCTGAAGTACATAAATACATTGTATCTGCATTTGTTGTACCTTCAGATACTAAAATTAACTGTCCAGCTAATTCTGATATTGTATCAAATTCTGTATCTCTTGATGCGCTACCTGAAGCAACAACAGTATATAAACCATTTTGAGAAGTAGTAGTTTGATTTTTTAATAAAACTCTATTTCCTGTTGCTAAAGTAACACCATCTATAACATCACCATTTTCTAATGCTGAAGCAATAACAACATTTGCAGTAGATGCAACTCTTGCAATAACTCTTGTTCTAAGCCCAGTAACTAAATTATCAACATAGTTTTTAGTAGCAGCTTCAGAAGAAGATGACGGATCACCTAATCCTGTGATTGTTCCACCAGTTAAAGCTACGTTGTTAGCATTTTGAGTTGCTATAGTTCCTAATCCTAAATTAGTTCTAGCAGTAGATGCAGAAGATACATCTGATAAATTATTTGAAGCTGTTAATTTTGTTCCAATTTGTGTTTGGATAGCACTTGTTACTCCAGATACATAACCTAGTTCAGTAGATGTAACTGCAGACACAGCAACTTTACCAGAACTATTAGAAGCTAAAGCTCTACTAGCAGTTAAATCAGATGATGTAATTGTAGTAGCACCACCTGTAATTGTAGCTTGTTTAGTATCTATTTGAGTTTGAATTGCAGAAGTTACTCCACTAACATATCCAAGTTCTGTGTCAGTTGTTGCAGATACTGCAATCTTTGAAGATGAATTAGATATAACTGCTCTAGAAGCTGTTAAAGATTCTGTATCAATTGTAGTTGCTGATCCAGTAATCGTTGCTTGTTTAGAATCTATTTGTGTTTGTATTGCAGATGTAACTCCGTCAAGATATGAAAATTCTAAATTAGATACTGCACCACCGCCAATTTTAGTTGCATCAATTGCAGCTGCTGTTGCAACTTTAGCATTTGTGATAACTAATTCTGGAATTGAATCATTTGTTTTAGATAAAACTGCGACATAAATACTTACTGCTTCATTAGCTAATGAACCGCTATCCCATGTTACTGTTACAGTTGTATTAGTTGAAAATGTAGTTGCACTTATTGTTCCATAAATAGTTCCTGGAGTTGTAGCTATTGCTTTTACTCTACGACCTACATGATAAAAACTTGTAACATCTACACCTGATACTGTGAACGAAGTTGCTGAAGCATAAGTAATAGTAAATGAACCATCACCATCTCCATAAATAACCCATTGAGAATCATTATACCATTCTCTAATATCAGCTGTTAGACCTCTAAATGCGTTATTGATATTTGAAGGTAACATTCCTTCAGCAATACTAATTCCACCTATTGATGTATTACTACCTGCTGTTGAACTATAATCTTTTATTCCTGCCATATTAATCTCCTAAGAACCATGAGAAAACTTTATCGTTTTCTGTATTAAATTTATTTATATATGTATTTACAGCTTCTTCAATCTGTCTTTGAAAATATTCTTGTGTCTCAAATGAATACCTAACATTATCTATATCTTTTTCAATAACATCTACCATTATCTATATCCTGCTTTACTTGCAACAAAATCTACACCTTGTGCATTATGCCAATTTGTACCTGAAGCAACTTTAATATTAGCTCTAACATATCTTCCTGATTTTCTTACAGGATTAATACCACTATTTGTCATAGTAGATACACTAGATTGTGTAATATCATCTGCAAGACGCTCTCTTGTTTTAAGAGTAACTGTTGCTGTAGCATCTACTACTGGTCTTACACCAGTTATATTTGCTCTTGCTCCTGGAAATATTTCAAACTCTGATGTTTCTATTTCTGCTTCTAATTGATTTCCAGAAAAGATAGCAGCTTTATAGTTACTATCAATTGCACCTAAATACAACTGTCCACCAGACCAGAAATCTGTGTCTAATGCAATATTAATATCATCTAAATCTTGAGATATAATATCCATTAATTCAACTGTATAAGCGCCAACAAACTGAGAAAATATTTGGCTAGCACTAACTTCTGCTAAAGACCATTTTTGAGTTGCATAATTATAAATTAAAATCCTATCACAAATACCAGTTGTATTATTTGTATTGTTAGATGATGGATATAACCACATCGCTAATTGATTAAACGGATCTACTGTTGCAACAATTCTATCTGTGTATGCTTTATTTAAGTTAGCGTCAAAAAATCTATTAACTTTTTCAGCTCCAATTGCAATTACGTTATCACCATCTATTTGGAAAAATCCGTCATCAGCATAAAAGAATACTCTTCTATTATCTTGACAAATAGTTTTTCCATAAACTGCACCTCTGTTTGGAGATATAACTGATAATCTAAATACAGTTGCACCACCTACATAGTCCATACGAATAATTTGGTTTTGTCTAAATACATAACCAACTTCGCCTGATGTAATTCCAACAACTTTGCCGCCTGATCCTGGCAAATCTTGATAGTCTGCAGACTTTGAACCTTCTGTCCAAGTTGAAATATCATTTATTCCAGACCATTGAATTCTATTTGTTGCACCAGATATGTTTCCTGTAACTAAAAAATCTCTAATAACTCCTGACATTCTAAATAAAGGTGGAGTTCCATCTGTAGCAATAGTTGATAAAGCAGCAAAGTTTGTAGATGTTCCCATTAAATAATATTGAGGAGCGTCTATACCGTTGCTTGCTATAATATAATTTCCAAATTGTGTGAATGTCCAAAAATCTGTATTGCCACCAGTCAAAGAACCTTTTCTTGATGTGAACGTTCCTGA